CTGTCCTCACTGGCGTCAACAAAGAGCGTGCTGGTTGCGACAGCTACGTCACCGGAGAACGTCGCTGCGGCAGCACCAATTGTTCCCGTGAGTGTGGGGCTGGTGCTCATGACAACGTTCCCAGTCCCCGTCATCGTATTGCTGACAAGACCCTTTGAACCATCTGAAAACACTGGGAGGGACGCCGTTAGAGTCGAGCAGATCGGCTGCGCTGTCAGTGTCGCGACACCGGTAACCGCCAGCGCAGGGATCACAGCGACTGTCCCAGTACCCTGACAGTCAATCTTGATGCCTCGATTCGCGCCGGGTGCAACAGTCTCTAACAACAGATACGTTCCGTCATCTGTCCCGAGTTTAATGTTGCCGCCAGATGCGCCGCTCCCACCCGTAATCGTAGTAACAGACGGAGTCGCACTCCACGCCGGAAGCGTCCCCGTTCCTGCCGAACTCAGCACTTGTCCTGCCGCCACAGCAGCCACCCGCGACAGCGTGGGAGTGGTCGCAGAGGCCGAGAGAAGGTCTCCAACCGCATACGCGGCGTTCCCTGTGCCACCTCTCGCCGCGACCAGTGTTCCGCTCACAATATTCGAGGCGTCAATCAGCGTGGGGACCGGAATCAAAACAATTGTTGTCGTATTATTCGCTTGTCCGATAAGGCGAACATTCGTAGGAGCAGTCGCGGTAATCTCACCTGCCGTCCCAGACACATACTGCTTACTGCCAGCCGTGAGACCGGTGTATCCACTAATCGCGCCACCGACACGAACCGACCCAGTTCCTGCGTTCGCAATGTCAGACACAACCACCCCGACAACCACCGACGAAGAGCTAGAATACGTAGTGTCAGCATCAGTGAGATAGGCCCGTCCAGCGGTCTTTGAACCATCTCCCTGGCTAATATAGACAGCCTCTAACGCTGAAAGATCCTCACCAGCCGTGACAGTGATATCTAGAGTCGCTGTTGATGTCGGAACAGCATTGATGTTATCGGCTGTCCAAATGGTGACATTAGATGAGTTCTTAAGCACATACTTGAAGCTCGTCCCGACTGCCGTGAAAATCGTGGCGCGTCCCGCAGAATCAAGCACGACTGGATTCGCGTTCGCTGACGTTAGCCCAACATTTGAATACGTGACCTGATTCGTGGTGGTCCCCGCTGCATAAGTGTGCAGCTTCCCACCAGAGAACGGATCTCCGTTGCTGTCAATGCCGGTAAAAACGGGGTTAGGGATAACAGTGCCTGTTGCCATAAAAACTCCTACCGACCGTAAATAATGGTCTTCATCTTGCCCATAATCTCTCGAATCTCATCCAACTGTTTCGTGGTGGCCGACTCCTTCTTTCCTCGACTGAGCCGGGATCGTTGGATGTTCCTTATCTTTGAGCGAACATCCGATAGGTCTCTTCCAAGACTATCGAGTCCCAATCGCCTCGACTTCGTTATGTGAACAGGTCGAGTGCGAAGCCCAAAAATATTCGCCGCGACCGTTTCGGACACCTGCCTGGTCTCTCCGTAGCGATTCATGGGATCGACAGGCTTTCCGGCGATTGACGCGGCGATTTCCCGACCCCCACGCCCAGTCCACGGAGGAAATATGAAGTCTGTAAAATACTGGAAGAATCCACCCGGCTCATCCTCAATATCCCTCCCTGTAAAAGGATTCACCCCCGTGACGACTGATGCGACAAGATTCGCGGCGGGGATATTTAAGAACGATGATTGAGGGCCACCCGTACCAAGATATCCAGAGAGAAGAGTCCCCTCTTTAATGTCATCAGCGACCTCCCCAACGTCAGACCACGGAAGGATATATTGAAGGTTCAAATAACGCGCATGACCGGCCTTATCTTTCAAGTAAGGGAGGCCCTCTGGGAGACGCATCCAGCCCTTCTGCATATATTCAGGGAGCGCCGTGCGTTCAGAAATCTGCTCCTCTTTCGACGGCTCGAAGGCTTGCTGTAAATGCCCGTAACGACCAAGAGCCACCGGTCTATTCGCGGCAGCGCGTCCTGTCGCGGTGATGGCCTTATAAGGGAAAGCGATAAACGGAACCACTCCCCACCGACGCAATTTATCAATCGCATCTGGAAGATTCCGGTAATTAAAAAGGGCCTCTTGTGCGGCATCAGAGGACGCTTTCGCTAGAGTCCCTTTCTGCGACTCAGATAAGGCTTTTAGCGGTTTACCACCCTTTTTTATCGCCTTTTTCAGGTGGTCAATAAAAAATGTCTGCTTAAATAATTGCTCTTCCCAATGGTACGCACTCCCTGCCGAATCCCAAAGCACGGCTTTCGCCTTCATCGGAAGCCGTGCAAGTGTTGACTTAGCTCCTGACTTAAACTGATTCAAGTCTTTCGCGTTCTTGAGACCTAACGACATCTCCGCATTGACAAACGTATCAGTTAAGTGCTCACCGTGCTTTTCTGCAAGCCTGTAAAATTCATCTGCCGATCCCTTGGATAACGACCGCCATCCTTCTACATACCTATGCACTTTCCACGGAGAGAGTCCAGCTAAGTCGGCCAGTATGAAATTAGAACCGATATTCCGTGAATGTGACGCAGGGTTCATAACAACTTTCATGTACTTCCAGACACCAACAGCCTTATTCCATACTGACGGAGGAGCGTCCGAACCCATGCGAGTTAATTGATAGTGCATCGCCTCTGGCACATATTTCCCACTCATTGCGCCTAGTGATTCTTTGACAGCTAACTGTTTGTACCCTTTCGTAAACTCCACAGGATAGTCGGCTGGTAGAGACATCTTGGATTTGGACATTTCCTCGAAAAACTCACCACGTAATGCCGCCGATTCCTCCTTGACAAGTTGCGTTGGGACCGAATAGCTAGGAGGTAATTCGCCTCCAAGTTCCTTTATTCTCTCATCGGAGACGTATTCTTTACCTTTCCTAAATCCAGTATCTCTAATTTTGGGCGGCGTTGTAAATGACCCTAACTCTCCTGGACTACGTACCCTCACAGGAGGTTTGCCGGACTCGATTTTGCGAAAGAGCCTAGGAGAATATCCTCCAGCTTCTAGAGATTTTCTATCAAGTATCCCCAGGTTCGCGAGTCGCTCCCCCACCATATTAAATTCTTGCTCTGAGAGTTCAGTTAGGTGTCGAAGCGGTTCCCTACTCGCTTCTGGCGCACGAGCGATTATATCCTCCCTAAGGCGAGTCATCTCTCCGGGGGTAAGATTGACATCTCTAGGGTAACGATAGAGCGACTCTCCCTTATATTTAGGCGGTTTATTTAATTGGAATTTCGGACTGAGTTCCATCAACTCACGCATTAAACCACCAGATTCCGGTCCGAGTTCTTCAATACTCTTACCAAGCGCAGATGCGAACCGGCCAGCGTTCGACTCGTCAATCGTTAATTTACGTCTTAATTCTTTATAGAACTTCCCATGGTCAGTCTTCAACCCAAAATCTTGCACGAATGCGCGTCCGAACGACTGCACAGGAGCCGTTTCCTTGAGACGCTTCAACGCAGATGTCACGCCTAGGGCGCGTGACGCTTGTGGGATACGGGCGGCTGTGCTAGCGGCCTTGATTGCCTTAACAGGAGAAAGAAACATAAGCGGATCGAGCAGCAGGTCTCCTGCAAACCCAACAGTTGCTGCTGTCTTCCCTTCGAGGCCACCACGAGACGCCATTTCCTTAAATGATAAGTCTTCTCTCACCGCATCTCTTCCTCCTTGAATCATAGATCCCAATGTGAGAGGAGTGCCCTTTTGCATGCTTTCCTGCGCGGCCAGCGCAGGGCCGAGAACAAGTTTCTGCTGAGGCCATCGCAGAGCCTTCATGATCGATCCAAGTGTTCCTCGTGGAACCTCTGGACGAGTCCTCTCTTCTAATTGAGGCTCTTGACCTGGGAAATAAAACCTTCCGGTCTGTGGGTCGATAGGCATTATTTATTGAAGTAAAGCAGCGAAATAGCGATCAATCGCATCACGAGTCACTTTCTCTGTTTGTTCGCGTGTCTCTATACCTTTTCTATATTCGGAGAGCGCGTCCTCGTGCTTCTCCTCTCGGGTTAGAACTCTAGGCCCCCCGCCAAGTAAGGATGAATTCCTATTAAGTCTCTCACCTACCGCATCCCAACCTCGTTCCTGAAGCATAGGAACAACCTCTAGTTCTTCTTTGATTGACTTATTGATAGCTATCTCTGCTTTGTAAACTTCCTCATAGAGATCGACGGCGTCTTTCTCTGAAAGACCAGGATAGTCTCTTAAAAACGTTTCCACCGAGGGCTCTAACCCAACATTCCCACCGGGCTGAAGTCTCATCTCTACTATTTCCCGAAGATTTGGGGTTGCTGTTACTGGGGCCTCCACTTCACGGGTAATCGCTCCTCCAGCCAGAAACTGAGAAATTGGAATATCTAACCTGGCTTGCTTCAGGGCCACAGTTAGTTGCGATTCAGGAGGCATGTAGTCCTCCGCATCTCTCCCAGAACCGAAACTCCAGTCAGCAAGACTCTTCTTCCCTTCATCCGTATCTAACCACGCACTGATTAATCTAGACGCACGATTACGAACAGACTTCTCATGCACGGTCCTAATAAAGGACTCCGAATCAATCTGATCGAATGCAGAGAGGGCAGCAATCGCATCGTTTGCAGTGTAGGTAGGCTGTTCACCCATCCCAATCGACCCGAAGGCCGACAAAAGATTCTGCTCTGTGATGCCGCTTAGTTGATCGTAACTGAGTTTAGAGCTGTCATTTTTGACTGTGGACCAAGGCCTTGGATTCCCTTGAGCATCAAGCACTGTTTCCCAGCTACCTGTCCCAGTATTAAAGACTGTAGTCGTATTATCTGGGCCTTGCTGAGGTTGGGATGCGGACTGAGCACCCTCGGCTTTTTGAATGGCCAATGCTTCCAGTTCAGCATCAAGTTTGGCCTGTTGGAGCGGTGTTATTGGGTTCTGGTCTTTAAATGTTGGAATTTTCGTCAGAACAGTCGGGCCACCCTTAACTCGTGGTCTTACGCGCAATCCGAACCCACCCCCCATAGTCTCGAGGTCAGGTCTCGATGGAGCCTCTGCTGGGAGAGTACGTCCCGGCTGGACTGATATGTCCCCTGACTCGTTCACTGATGGTTCCCAATGCGTTGTCTCTAATTGCCCTTTAGCCATACGGCGTAATTCCGACAATTTATACCCAGACAGGTCATCAATGGCTCGAAGATCATCTGCCTGTTGTTCTTCTCGGATAAGACTCTCTGCCGCTCTCCGTGACGCATCTATTCTTTCTCGCTGTTCTTCCCTATTTAACTCCCGATCCGCGTCAATCTTTTCCTGCGCTTTGGCCGCTAAGTAAGAATCGTAAGCCCCCTGCGTCACCTGACCAAAGAAGTCAAGCTTGCGTGGAGAAGCATCGAGCATCTCAAGATCATGCGATCTTTTCGATTGACTCATCTGCTGCATGAGTGCAGCAATCGTTCCGCTCTGGTCACGGACATAAGGTCTATACATAACGGCTCCTAGGCTGATCCCGCAGTCTTATTGTACGCGGCCCAAGGGTTGCCACCGGCGTATATATCTTTCGCGGAAAGACTCCCACGTTTATACATCTCCTGTTGAGTCTTGAACTTACTGTCAGCAGCACCGCCAAGAACCTTCTGCCTACTCACCCAACTCTGCGACTTAGGAACATACTGATCCTTAAGTCTTCCATAATTAGTGCCATAAGCGTCGTAGTTCTTTCTAAGATTCGTTGTGTAGGCTCCCGCAGCGTTCGCACGATTCACGTCATATGACTGCTTCTTCCTGTCGTATACATTCTTATACTCTTGACTTGCCGCACCTTGTCCGTAATCCATCAACCCTTTGAGAGTGGCTCCACTACGAAGCGTTCCCTTATGAGCGGCACTCGCCTCTAATGCCTTACGGCCCTGATCTAATCTAAATTGATAGCCGGGATCATTCGACAAAGCCTCTTGGCCTGTCGGAGCGACAAACTCTTGATAGCTAAAGTCATCAGGGGCTTGGTACGCTTCAGCCGCAAACTCAGGAGCATCCTCTAAATACGATGTATCTGGAGACCAAGGCTGATTCTCACCGCTTCCATACTGAAGATATTCAGGGGCATCTAAGAGTTCATCATCTTCTGTCGCAATGTCAGGCTGTCCTGCCGCTCCGGCTGCCTTCTCCGCTTCGGATGCATCGGCTTTAACCCACGTCTTCGTCCCATCTGGGTTTGTGTTTAGTGTCCCGTATCCACCCCATGTCGGATCGAAATTGGGGTCGCTCTCAGATATGGCCTCATACTGAACAGTCTCTGGATTAAAGACTGTATTCGGTGGGGCAGAGCCTGGGTCTCCAAATTGCGACCCTCCCTCGAATGACGCCTCATCTTCCGATTCGTTATAGGTGTTAGATTCCCCAGTGGTCGCATCGGCCATCGACTGAGCATCAGTCTCTTGCCAGGTAGACGGCTCATCTCCCGCAGTCGGATTAGCTGGCAACTCGGCTTGTAATGATTTGTACTCATCACTGTTCAGAAACGAGGCGTCTTCCATCTTCGCGTTATACGTAGCGTATGTCATGAGATCGCCAGCGATCTCTGCATCCGACGGAGTCCTATTTAAGAATCTTTGATATTGCGCGATGATGTCGTCTTTGTATTGCTGCTTGTCTTCTTCAGGAATCAACTCGTCCTGCGAGGATGCCGCCTCATCTGCCACTTCCTGAGAGGCGCTAGATCCCCCAGTGGGCCCTTCGCCCATCGCATCACCAAACGATTGCACCGGAGCATCTCCAGACGTATCAATGGGGGCCGATACTTTCGGCACTGTCACTGGAGCTGAAGCTGGAGCTGGCGATGTGGCTGGAGCTGCCGCTGGACGGGCTGATGGAGCAGGAGCTGGAGACGATGACCATGCGCCATCTGGGCGAGTGTAGCTTTCAGGGGAGTTGGTCCGATTATTCCTGTACTCAGCACTCCCTGTATATGAGGAGTCTTGTAGCTTCGTGTTAAGGGCCGATAGGGAACTAAGAGCATCTTGATACTCGCCCGGGCTGGGAGTCCGTCCTAGCCATTTCTGGTATTGAGCGATGATCTGCTTCTCTCCCCACGCCCTATCTGCTGCTGACAATTCCTCATTTTGGATATCGCCAAATTCCGCGTACCATTCGTCATATTCTTCATCCATAGCTTAGTCCTCACGCTCGTTTGTGATGATAGTCCTTATAACGACTCCTTATACTCTCTTCACGGACTTCCCCATCATCTAATCCGCGAGTGGTTCTGAGTAGGTAAGGATTATTCGCAACATCCATTTGCATCTGATTTCCCAGGATGGAATTACTAGCCGCGATTCCAGGGTCCATGGCTTGGATTCGATTGCGCCTCTCAGCCATGCTTACTTGCTGGTCGTATCTATCAGCCAAGGCTTGCTCCGCGTCTTTCTCTCTTAGGTAGTCGAAGGTCTTCTGTTGCATAGCAAGATCGTTAGCATTGACCTCCTCAAGGTCATCAGACTTACGCTTACTACTTAAAAAATCAAAGGCTGATGGTAATATTTTCGCCGCCGCTCCCACTGCAGCTCCCCATGGACCCAAAGCCGCCCCACCAGCCGCCCCACCAGCCGCCCCTGTTATCATATCCAAGAGGCTCTTCTTCCAACTAGAGGGAGTAGGGCTATATGAAGAGAAGTTGGACGGTTCAAACAGGTCGATGTATCCCCCGTCAAGGAAAGATTTAACAGCCATTATATTCACCTCGTACGTCACCCATGTAAGTGTGCGTATGCATTATGCGCTAACTCTTTCGATTGTCATCCATACACTATATTGCATCGTCGTTCCCCCTGAAGACGCATAGGTCAAGGTATATGTAATAGGTTTAGAGGCGTCAGATTGGATATAAATAAAGCCAGACTGAGCAGTTGTTGTTGTATTTCCAGTCATTGCCGCCTCAGTAAACGCACAAGTGACGCCTCCGTTTACACCACCTATCGCCAGAGTCAATGAGCTACTCGTCGTGGCCGCTCTTACAATCCTCGCAAAATATCCAACCCTGTATAGCCCTAATGGAGATACCGTACGAGGAAACGTCGTGACACTAACTGACGCAGACTTTGACGCAAGAGCGACATCAGAAACGAGTGTTGGATTGGTATCGACCTGAGCGACAAGGTCTGTTAACCATGCAACCCAAGGTCGCGTGAGGAAGTTCCCAATCCCATCTGTGACACTTGTCCTTAACGGGAACGGAGCAATGTTGATAGCCATCTCTATCCACCCTGACCCATAAGAACCGTATCCTCCTGCACGGAGATGGACGCTCCTAATAAACGCCACGGGATCGGATCTGTGACAACAACCTCCGGCATCCACTTACGACCACTCCCACACCGGAGCCACCTTGTCCGTTCGCTAAACTCACCAATCTTCCCAGCGCCAGACAGCATTTCATTCCCGAATGTCTTTCCTCCGTCCTTACTCACGCGGAGAGAGACCTGCGGGTCACTGCCTTGGCCTGAAACAGTCCCAAGCCCTGGCTCTAAAAATAACTCAAATGTCCCAATACGCAGCACTCGATTCTCGTTAAATAGTGCTGGCGCTCGTCGCACACGGCGAATCACACGGTCTTCCACATCTGTTCCGACACTCGAAGATAAACGATAAACAACGCCACTTTCTCTGTCGAGGATGAGCGTTTCACAGCCCTGGTAAGTGCTATAACAGGGATGCCACGCCTCATAAACATTGTTCTCGCTAATCCAAGTCCCTCTCTCGGCCCATCTCTGTGGAGCAGTCAGATTCATATTCGTTGTGACATCGAATGCCCAGGTCTTGTTATCTTCAGGAAACGTCAACACGTAAAATGTGTGACCTAACTCTGTGTAGCTATCACCAATCGCATTCTTGATAGTGTCGTATCCAGAAATCGCGACAGAAACAGCAAAGCTGCTTACAACATCAGGAGAAAAATCTTTCGCCTGGACAACTCTACCTATCCCATCATGAGTCGCGGCCAGCCAGATCAGAGAATCCCCGGTCACGACTCGTGAGTAGGGTGCTGAACATCCATACTCCACAAGCCCTGAAGGATGAGGGATAAAGGGAAATGGGAAAGCATTGTTGTTAAACCACACCTCACTCGTCAGGCTTCCAAGCAACCATAACTGCCTATTCAAAACAGCCATCGACACCCATGGATCAGACGCAATCATCCGTTGCTGAAACTGTGTCGCATCCCAAGTCGTGCCATCAAGGAGATCGCTGATGTAAATCGTACTTGTCGCTGTATCAAGAGCCACAAAGTAGCCATCAAGCTGGCATCCCATTGTGGTGCCACCCTCAGACGCAGGGTCTCTTACCTTGGCGAAAGCGTTTGAGGAGAGTGTGAAGAGATAGCCGTAATTGCCGGAGGTGATAAATACTTCTCCCCCGCCATCCCCATTCCATGAAATAGTCGCAGGGTTCCCGTCATTCACCATCGGGAGCGAGGGATTTCTCGATGTGAGGATATAAGTTGTTGATACCGGGCCTGGGATGGACGGGATCGTGCTCGACAATTCATAGAACGTGCGCCCAATCACGCAGAATGTTCTATCTTTTACCGCTATCATCGCCCGACCAGGCGCATCGCCAGAGGTGACAAGCGACGTGACCCCAGGCGTGGGATATAGCGCCATCGGCCCTAGTTCACCAGGTACTGATGACGGCTCTGCATACCAATTCATCGTCCGTTCGCCATCGGCGATAGGGCTTTGTGCGACAGAAGAGGGGCCAAGGAAATTCGGATAAACTGCCACTAGAAGTTGCCGGTCATAAACCTATTAACCGCAAGAGTCCCGTTATTAATCCCACCAATCTGCGAGACCCTGTCTAGCGAAAGATCGCTATATCTGACATTGCTTCTCTTGATATTCGCAAGAGACTCATCAGCGTTCTTTTGCAGTACTGGCGATGGAATGACCGAGAAACTAGGCGAAAGCTCAACAGCCAGAGAGGTTCGGTAAAATCGACGGTATCCTGGCGGCAGCAATATAACATCAGACAACGCACTAAACTCAGTGACTGGAGTTGGCGTATAAATAACACCAAGCAGTGTTGAGCTAGTCGGGACAGGCCACGCGGTTAATGTTCCGAGCGATGACGTGAAGGTCGGCTCATAATAGAAATATATCGGGTATGTCCCCGTCTGTGTCTTCGGAGTCACTGCCGCATATTCATCCTGCGTAAGAGTGTCACCGAGAAGGTATTCCTGCACGGGACTCGTGCTTGTATCTTCATACCCTATATTGAGGATATTATTCGGACCCAGAGGGCGAACACACTTCACATCACCAGCAGGACCAACCGTATAGGATGACGTTCCAGACGCAATCGTCCACGTTGTTCGAGTATTCGCCGTAAAGACAGTGAGTCCCTGTGTCGCGAGACCATCAATCCAGTCATTCGCACGAGACAGGGCTAGTTCACTATCGTTCGCCGTTGGAACTTCACCCGCGCCGATTAAGCCAAGCTCTTGCAGTGACGCGGTAATCACGTCTCCAATAGTCGCCATGCCTATCCCTGATACAAGGCCACCATTGCCGTCGCAGTTGTCGAAGTGCTATTGACTCGCTTCGGCTGAATCAGAATCGTTGACCCAGCCACTGCTGTAAATACAGCGGTACTGTTGTCTGAGGCCACAGCAACCACATTGCCAGCGCCCCCTACGTAAACAGCCATAGGCAGCACGGCATTCCCATCACCGGCTGTTGTTTCTCCGATATTGATTGTGTCGCTCTTTGTAATTGTGAGCCATTTATTGTAAGTGGCCGGAGTTTGAGATGCCATACACTTCTCCCCGAAAAGACCCCCCTCCGCTTATTTCTAAACGGAGGAGGGTTCCTATCCGACTATCTACGCGGCACCGGATTGAATCCGGCAGACCCACTCTGGACGAACGACCTTGTAGCCAAAGAGAACATCGAATCTCGACTTGAAGACATCGCTCGATACGTCATACACACGAACGAATCGCATGGATACGCCGATCTGCTTATCTGTCTTCACCGATGCCATGTCCACTCCTTCAGGCTTCTGGAGTTCCGCGAACGCCAACGCGATGGCACTCTTATGCCACGCCATCCCCTGAGCAGATGCCACAGAAACACCAGAAGCGAAACTCAACGCTGCATTATCAGCAGGGATTGAATCCACCGTCTGTGTCGCACCAGCACTAATGATTGACGGGGAGATCGAAATAGTGAGATCCCCGCTTCCATCAGAGGTTCCAGCCGCCGTGCAAACGAACTGTTGCAAAACGCCCGTGCTGTTCTTGCTTACGGGATTGACAGCATAAACACTCGCAATCGTGAAGACATCGCCTACTTTGACGACAGCCGTGGAAGCCGTCCACCCATCAGTTGTGATGCTCGTGGCCCCCGTGGAAATCGTCCCGTCAATAAGCGGTGTCCCTCCCAAAGCTCCAGCCGTTCGGCTTGTGGTGTTCTGGTCCATCTGCCAGTTAAATCCGACAGCTTTGCCCATTTCACCCGTATCGAACTGCTTGGAAATCTTATCCTGAGTCTGGAACAAACCTTTCAGGCCATCCACGATGTTCGACTGCATCTGAGGTCCAATAACAACCGCTCTCTGCCCATCGCGAGGACATGCGTATTGGTCAAGTACCGCACCAGCACCGAGATACGTGGAAAGGGCCGTTGGGATCGTTCCAGGCGTCCCGACTGAGTTATACACACTGTCGAACGCGCCACCCATGATCGTGCTGTCTACGTAATTCGCAAGCAGCGTTACCTGTGGACGAATGATCTGGTCGCTAAAACTCGACAACGATAGAGACATCGCAGATGAAGTGATAGAAGTATCAACTCCAATCTGTGTCCCAATCGTGAGCGTCACGCTGTCATCCGTAATATCCTGGGCTGAAAATGTTGCCCCAGTCCTGACCGTATACTGATTCGGCTTCCTGATTCGGATAGAGGAACTAGTATTACTTAGCCCATCTTTCTGTCCAAAAAGTCCCTCAAATTTACGGTCGCAATGATTCGCCGCTGCAAGACTATTGGTAAAAATATCCAATGCCTCCAGCGTGATCATGTCATCTGTAAGAAATGCATTCGCCATTATTGGCTCCTATCGAAGAAGTAAGATTACCTGTTATGTAGCAATCTCTCCCGAGCGACCCTCCATTCAGCAACTGAGCTAATATCGGATGGTTCTCGATGTCTTGCTACGGTATTCGCACTACTCCCTACCGGCCTTATAGGAGGTTGCGCCTGACTTCTAACGAGACGAGGTGCTGGGCCGTTGGGTGCAGCACCGAATCCTGCTTCAATCCGACCGAGTTCGCGCATCGCGAGCATCGGGTGCAGCGCAGAAATGCGCCGAAAGTCATCCTCATTCGATGACAAATATTCCATCAT